ATGGCACTGAATATTCCATTCAGAAATGCGTACTATCGTTTTGCATCCAGTTACTCATTTCTCTTTTTTATTTCCTGGTCGCTGTGGTGGTCGTTATACGCTATTTGGCTGAAAGGACATCTAGGGTTGACAGGGACGGAATTAGGTACACTTTATTCGGTCAACCAGTTTACCAGCATTCTATTTATGATGTTCTACGGCATCGTTCAGGATAAACTCGGTCTGAAGAAACCGCTCATCTGGTGTATGAGTTTCATCCTGGTCTTGACCGGACCGTTTATGATTTACGTTTATGAACCGTTACTGCAAAGCAATTTTTCTGTAGGTCTAATTCTGGGGGCGCTATTTTTTGGCTTGGGGTATCTGGCGGGATGCGGTTTGCTTGATAGCTTCACCGAAAAAATGGCGCGAAATTTTCATTTCGAATATGGAACAGCGCGCGCCTGGGGATCTTTTGGCTATGCTATTGGCGCGTTCTTTGCCGGCATATTTTTTAGTATCAGTCCCCATATCAACTTCTGGTTGGTCTCGCTATTTGGCGCTGTATTTATGATGATCAACATGCGTTTTAAAGATAAGGATCACCAGTGCGTAGCGGCAGATGCGGGAGGGGTAAAAAAAGAGGATTTTATCGCAGTTTTCAAGGATCGAAACTTCTGGGTTTTCGTCATATTTATTGTGGGGACGTGGTCTTTCTATAACATTTTTGATCAACAACTTTTTCCTGTCTTTTATGCAGGTTTATTCGAATCACACGATGTAGGAACGCGCCTGTATGGTTATCTCAACTCATTCCAGGTGGTACTCGAAGCGCTGTGCATGGCGATTATTCCTTTCTTTGTGAATCGGGTAGGGCCAAAAAATGCATTACTTATCGGAGTTGTGATTATGGCGTTGCGTATCCTTTCCTGCGCGCTGTTCGTTAACCCCTGGATTATTTCATTAGTGAAGTTGTTACATGCCATTGAGGTTCCACTTTGTGTCATATCCGTCTTCAAATACAGCGTGGCAAACTTTGATAAGCGCCTGTCGTCGACGATCTTTCTGATTGGTTTTCAAATTGCCAGTTCGCTTGGGATTGTGCTGCTTTCAACGCCGACTGGGATACTCTTTGACCACGCAGGCTACCAGACAGTTTTCTTCGCAATTTCGGGTATTGTCTGCCTGATGTTGCTATTTGGCATTTTCTTCTTGAGTAAAAAACGCGAGCAAATAGTTATGGAAACGCCTGTACCTTCAGCAATATAGACGTAAACTTTTTCCGGTTGTTGTCGATAGCTCTATATCCCTCAACCGGAAAATAATAATAGTAAAATGCTTAGCCCTGCTAATAATCGCCTAATCCAAACGCCTCATTCATGTTCTGGTACAGTCGCTCAAATGTACTTCAGATGCGCGGTTCGCTGATTTCCAGGACATTGTCGTCATTCAGTGACCTGTCCCGTGTATCACGGTCCTGCGAATTCATCAAGGAATGCATTGCGGAGTGAAGTATCGAGTCACGCCATATTTCGCTATCAGGATTCTGTGTGATGGTTACATCGCCCGGCCCAGGGCTGTTTAGTCATCAGCGCTTTCTGACAGTGCTGAGATTTCAACCTGTTGCAGTAAAAATGAGTAGATATAAGGCAAGTGTGCTGCCAAACCCATCTTTTACGGGGTGAAGGTAGATTTCGTTTGAAGGGTATCTGGTGTCCCCTGCAGACATCTACTTGAAGCGGCAGGGGATTGATTGGAATGGTGTTTTTTAGATGTGATAAATATTTTACCCGCTATTTTACCCATTGGCGCGGCTTAAGAGCTTATTTTTGAATTCACAATGGTCACGATATAACCATCTTGCTCGTCCGTGGATAACTTTGGCTTTAGGCAGGTCTCCGGACTTAATCCGGTCATAGATGAAGGTCTTACCAAAGCCAGTATCAGCCATGATGAATTTCAAATCAACCAGTGAATCAGGTTGTAGTTCGTGTTGCATGAGTGCTATCTCCGAATAGGGAATCGAACCTGCAAATCAGGCAATAAAAAACCGCCATCAGGCGGCTTGGTGTTCTTTCAGTTCTTCAATTTGAATATTGGTTACTTCTGCATGTGCTATCTGCGCCCATATCATCCAGTGGTCGTAGCAGTCGTTGATGTTCTCCGATTCGATAACTCTGTTGAATGGCTCTCCATTCCATTCACCTGTGACTCGGAAGTGCATTTGTGATTTCCCCAAAAGATGCTTGAGTGCGCTTCTTATTCGATTCGCACACCTGGTATTTCGCCTTTTGAAATGGCTAAGTCATAAATTTGCGCAGCACTATACCCATCTCGCATCCATGAATCTAAGGCGCGAATAGCCTCGCTACGCTTTTTATCTTCTCTTTCATTTTTGATATCAACGAGGACATCAACGCAATTAAGGCAAATGTGGATTTTGTCCTTACATTCGATCATGGCGGCTTTACCATGATTTCCGCCACACAGTGAGCATAAATCTTCAGGGTCTGGCTGGTATTTCTGTAACGTTAGAGGGTTGAATGTTGAACAGACCATAATCATCTCCATAAAACAAAACTCGCCGTAGCGAGTTCAGATAAAAGAAATTCCCGCGAGTGCGAGGATTGTTATTCATTGCCGATATTCACCTTTATCGCGTACACCTTTACCGGTTTATCGCCGAAGTGGGGATGTGTGATTGTCTTTATTTCATAGCCGTCATACGGAACATCAATTCTGCGGTTGGAATCGTCGCGCTTCGGATATCCCTTTGTGATAATCAGGCGGTCATACTTACGGTTAACGAGGCGCTTATTCCAGTAGTCATTAAACAGGCGATACTCTTCCGTTTTCTCTCCGCGAATCATGGCATCGAAGTATTCACCTTTAACGGCAAGTTGCAGGTTAGCCACGGTTAACTTCCTGCGGCGGTTCCGGTAGCGGCATCCAGTGGGTTACTCCATGCCATATACCAGTTAAGATTTCAAACCTTGGCTCTCTGCCTTTCTGTGTCTTGGCATATTCATTTCTTGTATATACGCATTGTCTAACTGCATATCCATTCCATCCAATAACTGTTTGTCTGATTTCAGGCATTCGCTCACTACAGCTTATCCAACCATCCGGAGTTACCGGAGCTGGTCCGTCGAATTCGGGCATGTCAGGACCTTTTCTGATAGCTTTAGCCAGCTCCAGCGGGTCATCGTAAAGCCAGTCGCCAGTTTGTGGGTGATTTGCTTCTGCAAGCTGCGCAGCCCATTCAAGACCATCTTTTTGACCTTGGAGATAATCAAGTGGCAACTCTTCATGATTACTTGCAGGTTCGGCATTATCAGCTTCGCGCCGCTTCTGTAGCTCTGCTGCCATTGCTCTCACGACTTCAACTGGTGCCCTTGCAGCAAACTCTATGTTGGTGATCAGCTCATTAAGATATTGCTCGCCTGGATACTGTTTCTTATCGGTTATAGTGGTCATCTCACTCTCCTTTGATGCGGAAGTGGTTTTTCCAGCGGTTTTGTGCCGCGCTTCTGTTTCGCCAGACACCGTAAAAACGAATAGAGGACCACTCTCTAAAACCAAGATATCTATAGCGAACAACAAGCCGATTTGAGATACGGATACGCTGCCCGGGCTTTGCTATCAGCATCTTTGCTTTACGGTTTTTCATCGTTTTGTTCTCCGATTAGTTCAGCCATTTTTATTACCGCCCTTTCGGGCGGCCTCCTGATGTTCTGAGGGTGCAGAAATCCCTCCGGTTAAGGATTAGATTTTATTTACAACACTAAATTTAATTATTCAGGCGAGCGAATCTGTTCCGCCCATTCTTCAAGGGATTTCTCCGCATATTCACCAGACAGGCCATCAATCGGATGCGGTTCATTAGCCAACTCTTCTTTCGCTGACAAAATCATGCGTGTAACGTCGAAAACTTCACGCAAAGACTTATTGATAAATCCGTGATTGAACGCAGCAGCAAGACGGCTTGCGGTATAGTTAATCCCCTCGTTGCGTGCTTCCGCACGAATTTTAGCCAGAAAAGCATCGGTGGCTTGGGTTTCGATATCGTTAATTTCAGGAAGAATCTCTTCCCATGTAGCGATATCGCCATTCAAATGCCATCCGGCAATTCCACTGGAGTTATCCGCAACACTCCGAACGGCTTCAATAGTTTCATGCATTGCCGCATTCTCCGCCGCCAGCGCCACAAGATTAGCTTCCAGTTCTGCAATGCGCTTCTCTGCGGTTTCCAGCGTTCTGCCTAGCTCGCCATTCTTCTTCTCCAGCAATTCAATTCGGTCAGCCTGCTGGTTGATATGGTTGTCCTGTGCGGACCATGCTTTGTCTTTGGATTCCCGTTCATCCAGCAGTGCCAGCACAACCTGAGGTGTGACTTTCATACGAAATGCCAGCAATTTTTGTGGTGTGGCTGCTATTTTTATTGCTTCTGCCGCTTCACGCAGTGCCTGATAATCAATCTTGCTCACTGGTTGCCTCCTTTGCGCCACATCGCATTCAGATATTTGTTTTGATTCACTGATGGAAAAGAATTTCTCTTAAGCAATTCTTCTCTCGATGGCATTGGTTTTACGCGTTGGCGAATAATCATTTCTGCCGGAAGAATGCCGGGATTGTATGCAAGTCCTCTCATGATTTACTCTCCACGAACTGGTCAATAGCCATGCTAAGTGACACACCTAAAGTCTCGATATGCTGCTGAATATCCTGTAGCGTCTGCGCCTGAGATAACAGGATTTCACGGTTGCATAACTCTTTAACCAGATGCTCAAACTTGCTGTAATAACCGATACGACTTAGTGTTTCTTTCCCTGCATTCTCGCCTTCTTTGATAATTCCTCTTTCGCTAAGAATCAGATCGTGTTTGGTTCCGGTAATAACGTATTTTCCGAGGTCGATGTTTAGCTTCATTGTTTTCATTGTTAATTCCTCAGTCATTACTGATAGCGCCATAGCGTGAGCGGTAATTACGCAGGCGCGGGTCAATTTCAGGGAAGTGGGTATATGTGGCTTTGCGGAATGGTCTGATTGATGTCTGGTAAATTCGCTCGCGTTCTTCTTTCTCTGCAAGCCATATACAGTGGCGAAATTCCTTTTCCTCTTTCGTTTCCTGCGGTAGCGACATTATCCGGTCGTAGTTTTTCCTGAATTTATCCAGCACCTCCGATACGGAATTGCCGGAACAGCGGCGTGGGTCATCCGCACCATACAGAGGCGCTGGCATAATTAAATCCTTATTTTTCTAAATCAGAATGGGATGGAATCGTCGTATACAGGAGTGTTCTGCTGGTTACTACTTTGCTGCTGCGGGCCATTTCCTGAAGCTGCAAATCCAATCTTTGCATTCAGTAATTCAAGAGTGATTGATTGACCATTTTGCCCCTGATAAACATCAACCCTGATGTTTTCTCCGGTAATTTCCACAATGCCACCTTCAACAAGAACACTACGGTAGTAATCCGCTTGCGCTCCCGGCTTGGCAAATACAACGGCGCTGTAGTTTGTCCATTCTTTCTTTTTTGTCTGGCGATCGTAATACTGAACGCCAGCACGGATGTTGAATCCGATATTTTCCCCGGCCTGAAACTCTCTTGCGGGCTTGTTTAGTCTTACAGTAATCGAATGTGCCATTAAGCAGCAGCTCCTTCTAATTCGTCTCGTCTGATGTTGTAAACGTCCTGCGCTTTGTGCTGCTCCGGTGTGCCTTCGAGCATCTTCCACGCTTTGGCGAACGCCTGTTTAAGCTCTTCTACGGTGTTTTTCTGCATTGCTGCGTCAGTGAATGCTTTTAGAACCTGTTCAGGTGTAGGTGATGGTTTTGATTGCTTTGCTGCTGCGTTCTGCTGATGTTTATGCTCGTCGGTATCTGCATCTTTCGCATCATCAATGCCGAACAAACCATTGAGGCAATACTTGCGTGCATAAGAGCTTGTGGCTCCCGTAACTTGTGCAGAATCCATTCCTTTCTTGCTTTCTTCCTCTCGTGCAAGAGCGGTTGCCGTATGACTGTTTTCGCCATCGGTAATAGTTGCCGTGGCTTTCACGTAATACCGATCACCAATCAACACAACTTCATCGCTGATTGATAAAAACAGACCATTCAGTAACGGCTTAACGCCTTCAAGAATATCTTCGCAGCTTCTGTATTTATATTTACCGAATGAGTTGTACTGATTTTTTGGCGCGTTCAGATTCTCCTGAATAGCTGCCAGTCTTGCGTAAAATTCTTTGCTCATATGTTTGTTCTCAGAATGGACATGGCCCAAGGAAATAACGCTGATTTAATACTTCAGTCTTTGCCGCATTCAAAAATACGCGAACACCTTCACGATCTCCCTTCTGGCGATACATTAACGCCTGCTGCGTGTACATGCGTCTCTGTAACTTGCTCTCCTTCACTGTGGTTGCAAGTGACATGCATATCTCCTTCGTTACCGATTAAATCTTTCATCTGACGAATGAATTCTTCGTCTGACCAGTTATCTGTAAAACTCATTTCCTGCGATACCACGGAATGTTGATAGCTGATTTCATCGCTTTATTTGCTTCAAGCCACATTTTGGAATCACCAATAAATCTGGCTATTACTGCTTTGTTCTGTGCAGCACGAAGCATCTGGTGATTAATGGCTATTTCATTGCGCATAACGCCTCCAGTTGTTTCTTTGCTGCTCTGATTAATTGTTTAACTCGGCGTGATAATTCAGATTCGTGCGGGTAGAAAGCGGACATGACGCCGCTACCCGCGAGCTGAAAGTGCATCATGGGTAACTCCTTATATTTGATTGCATAACGAAAACGCCTCGAGTGAAGCGTTATTGGTATGCGGTAAAGCCGCACTCAGGCGGCTTTGATAGTCATATCATCTGAATCAAATATTCCTGATGTATCGATATCGGTAATTCTTATTCCTTCGCTACCATCCATTGGAGGCCATCCTTCCTGACCATTTCCATCATTCCAGTCGAACTCACACACAACACCATATGCATTTAAGTCGCTTGAAATTGCTATAAGCAGAGCATGTTGCGCCAGCATGATTAATACAGCATTTAATACAGAGCCGTGTTTATTGAGTCGGTATTCAGAGTCTGACCAGAAATTATTAATCTGGTGAAGTTTTTCCTCTGTCATTACGTCATGGTCGATTTCAATTTCTATTGATGCTTTCCAGTCGTAATCAATGATGTATTTTTTGATGTTTGACATCTATTCATATCCTCATAGATAAAAAATCGCCCTCACACTGGAGGGCAAAGAAGATTTCCAATAATCAGAACAAGTCGGCTCCTGTTTAGTTACGAGCGACATTGCTCCGTGTATTCACTCGTTGGAATGAATACACAGTGCTTATTCGTCATGCATTTCAGGTAATTCTTCGTATTCGACTCCCCATACGTTTTTACACCAACTAACTCGCTCATATCTTTTACAAAAATCAGACCACATAACTTGTGTTCCATCATGGTTTGTTATTACTTCTGTAATATCACCAACACTAACAAAACTGGTATTAGAAGCAGTTATTTTTACTTTCATCACTCACCTCCAAGAGCATTTGCAGCCTCTTTTGCTTTGTGAATCCATAGCATAGCCATGTAGTACACAGCCTTTTCGTCGGCTCCTGTGATATCTTGCTCTGCCATCCATTTTGTAAATTCAACTGCGTTCATATTCACCTCTGTGGCTTGCTGCCAAAAGAATCATCAAAATCCTAACTGCCACAAAATACCTTTGATTGTGTACTCTCCGCTCCATCCTGAAACTGAGTAGCATCGACTGCCGTTTTTATAACTTTTTGTTGGTTTCATCTTTAATCCACGACTGGCAAGCAATGATTTTGTTAAAGATACATTCATGTTCATATCTCACCTCAAATAAGTGGTTTGCTGCCTAATTTCATTTTCTGGCGACCAACACAAGTCACACCCATTTCACTGCGTGGCTTGCGGTAGTAAATACGATTCTGTTTACTCTCGACTTCTTCTGTCTTCTTGCAGCGAAGGCTTCCGAGTGATGCTGCTTTGTCTGCTCTGACGCAACCAGAGAGCTTTAGCGCAATTTTTCGCGCCAGTCGCTGCTCTTGCATTGCCTGTTCACGTTGAGTCTGTCTGCGTGCTCTGCGGCGATTTCTGGCGTTATCGTCAGCCAGATATGTAATGACTACTGTCATGTTGACCTCCGATGAAACAACTTTGGAATTGATAGTGATTGCAAAGTGGTTTCTGGCCCCTCGAATTGAGGGGCAGAAAGAGCATCTCGCCACCTAATAGGTCGATGCTCTGATCGAGAGATTTAATTAACCTCGGTTTTGAAGTTATGCATTCACATAAATCCTCCTGTTGCATGTGCAGCATTGGCTGTGTTTGGCGGCTGCATTTCGCCTATGGAATTGACTTTGGCGGTGACGCGCCGGGTGCTTATCTTCCGGTTGCCGTCGTGCAGCTGCACTTCACGTCACCCCAAAGCCAACTACTCTTTGGTTCCCGCATTTCGGCGGGACAATCCCATCAATGTTAAAGAGCCTGCCAATCTGTTCCGTTTGGCTACCAGCGTCCTGCTGATGGCTTAAATTTAAGATCTCTTTAATTAATGGTCAAGAGTATTTTTGAAGAAAACTTAAATTTTCTTTCGTAACTTAAGTTTGGCTTTGATTTTTAAAGGAAATAAAAAAAAAGGGGCGAATGCCCCCTTATGGAAGGTTTGCTAGTTTTGCATCGACAACTACGCCGATGATTTTGCAGTTTCCGTTGATCTCGATCATCGGATATTGTGGGTTAAGTGGTTTTAGAAACTTCCTGCCTGCATCAATAACTAACTTCTTGAAAGTTGCCTCGTTTTCTCCTTCGAGCTTTGCAACTACCAGTTTCCCGTTACGCGGCTCTACTTCAGGATCGACGAGTATTATCATTCCTTCAGGGATACTGAGACCGGCCGGAGCCGTCATTGAGTCTCCCTTCACGTCCAACCAAAACGAATCTTCTGAACAGTCTACGGTTGTATCGTACCAGTTATCTATTGCACGCTTATGATATGGTTCTACAGCTTCCATCCAGCATCCTGCGCTCACCCAGCTAATCAGAGGGTATGACCCTCTTGGATCATGCCTACTGTGATAGGCAATGTTTGAAAGACTTTCCTCTCCTTTCATCAGATAGTCAGGGGAACACTTCAACGCATTAGCCAGGGCGAGAAGATTCTCTCCATTTGGCTCTGTCTCAGAGCGTTCCCACTGAGATATGGCAACATTAGACACGCCGACCATCTTTCCAAGTGCGGCCTGCCTGATCTTGAGTTCTTTTCTCCGAGCGCGAATGCGCTCTCCCATCAATTGAGTTTTCATAGTTAAGACATCTTAAATAAACTTGACTTAAGATTCCTTTAGTGGATAATTTAAGTGTTCTTTAATTTCGGAGCGAGTCTATGTACAAGAAAGATGTTATCGACCACTTCGGAACCCAGCGTGCTGTAGCTAAAGCGTTAGGCATTAGCGACGCAGCAGTCTCTCAGTGGAAGGAAGTCATCCCAGAGAAAGACGCCTATCGACTGGAAGTCGTTACAGCTGGCGCCCTGAAGTATCAAGAAAGCGCTTACCGCAAAGCGGCATAAGCAAATTGCTCTTTAACAGTCATGGTCCTCATTCCCGCCGAAATGCGGGAATACAACGCGCATAAGTTGATGCGCATAACTTCTTATTTGTTAAGGAAATACTTACATATGGTTCGTGCAAACAAACGCAACGAGGCTCTAAGAATCGAGAGTGCGTTGCTTAACAAAATCGCAATGCTTGGAACTGAGAAGACAGCGGAAGCTGTGGGAGTTGATAAGTCGCAGATCAGCAGGTGGAAGAGGGATTGGATTCCAAAGTTCTCAATGCTGCTTGCTGTTCTTGAATGGGGCGTCGTCGACGACGATATGGCTCGATTGGCACGACAAGTTGCTTCGATTCTCACCAATAAAAAACGCCCGGCGGCAACCGAGCGTTCTGAACAAATCCAGATGGAATTCTGAGGTCATTACTGGATCAATCCACAGGAGTCATTATGACAAAACGTCGTAAGAAATACCAGGAAAAAGAAGATATTCGACACCCTGATTCACCTGAGGGATTAGTGGTAGCCGCAGCAAATAACAGGGCGTTCGCAGAGCGCCTTGTTGGTGTTTACAGACTAGCCAAAGCAGGAGTGAAACATGGGCGTCGTTAAGTTAGCTGATTACAGGCATAACCCTGTACAACATCAGGAGGCATCCAGTATGGGGTATGTCTCTATACACCGCCAGTTTATGGACAGCAGGCTCTATAAGGACTCTCAGGCAGTACATCTTTGGCTTCACTTAATCCTCAAGGCTAATCACGAATCTACTGTCGTCAATACGGATATCGGTCCGATAACTGTTGATCGCGGTCAGATGATAACTGGACGCCCGTCGCTGGTCAGAGAAACATTCATCCCAGACAACAAAGTTCGGAGCTTATTACGGACTTTTGAGTCGAAAGGGATGCTTAATATTTGCTCGATGGGGAAGAAATTTAGCCTGTTTACAATCGTTAAATATGACGATTTTCAGGCAAAAAATTGTCCAACGGTTGTCCAACCGTTGTCCAACGCAAACACCAGTAATGGCGCGGCTCTCAGCGGAGATTGTCCAACGGTTGTCCAACGGTTGTCCATAAACAATAATATAAATAATATCTCTAATACTGACGTATTAGAGAGTACCGCAGCAGACAAAAAGTCTGACAAGAAAAAACCTTCCGTTAGCTGTCAGGATGTTGTCGATGCTTACCACGAAATCCTTCCTGAAGCGCCAAAAATCCGCGCACTGAATGACAAGCGTAAAAACCAGATCCGAACGTTCTGGCGCAAAGCCGGAGTGATAACCCGCCAGCTTGACGGGCATGGGTTCACGATGCAGGACTGGAGAAATTATTTGAGCTACGTAGGCGAAAATTGCCGATGGATGTTCGAAGAGCGCCCAAACCATCAGCGCGGAACCGTCTGGCACAAAAAGGGATTTGATTTCCTGCTTAACGATAATACCTACCTGAAAGTTCGTGAGGGTGAACACGATGACCGATAATTTTTATGCGCCGCCCCATAGCATCGAGGCAGAGCAGGCGGTGATTGGTGGATTGCTTCTGGATGATGACAGCAGTGAGCGCGTCCAGAAAGTTCTGGCGATGCTGAAGCCTGATTCATTTTACAGCCGACCACACAAAATCCTTTTCGAAGAAATAACCAGAATGCACCGGGAGCAAAAGCCAGTAGATGGCCTGACGCTTTTCGATGAACTGGAGCGCAAATCGTTAACGGCGTCTGTTGGCGGTTTTGCTTATATCGCTGAGATCGCAAAGAACACGCCAAGCGCAGCAAACATCGTTGCCTATGCAATGCAGGTTCGTGAAACCGCAATGGAACGCTACGCCATCAACCGCATGACTGAAGCGACGGAATTGCTCTATTCCCGCAACGGAATGACTGCAACGCAGAAGTACGAAGCTATTCAGGCGATTTTCACGCAACTGACAGACCATGCAAAAACCGGATCGCGTCGCGGCCTTCGCTCATTTGGTGAGGTCATGGAAGACTGGGTTAGCGACCTTGAGAAGCGATTTGACCCGTCAGGCGAACAACGAGGAATGAGCACAGGGATCCCATCGCTGGACAGGATGCTGTCACCGAAAGGTCTGGTGAAAGGCTCTCTGTTTGTCATTGGCGCTCGCCCTAAGATGGGGAAAACGACGCTATACAGCCAGATGGCAATCAACTGCGCAGTGCATGAGAAAAAGCCCGCTCTGATGTTCAGCCTTGAAATGCCCGGTGATCAGATACTGGAAAAACTGGTAGGACAGAAGTCAGGTGTTAACCCGAATATTTTTTACCTTCCGGCGACAAATGACGCTGATGACGGCTATCAGGGTGATTACGATGGTGACTTCAACAGGGCGATCGAAACAGCTAATCGCTTGAGTGAAATCGACATGCTTTACATCGACGACACGCCGGGATTATCTCTGTCTCAAATCGTCAGCGAAAGCCGTCGAATCAAACGAGAAAAAGGATGCGTTGGCATGATTCTGGTCGATTACCTGACACTAATGACCGCTGAGAAGGCCGATCGCAACGACCTTGCTTACGGCATGATCACCAAAGGACTGAAGAACCTTGCCAAAGAGCTTGATTGCGTTGTTGTGCTTCTGACGCAGCTTAACCGCGCACTGGAAAGCCGAACCAATAAACGCCCATTACCAAGTGACTCACGAGATACAGGGCAGATTGAACAGGATTGCGATTATTGGGTTGGGATCCATCGTGAAGGCGCTTTTGATGACAGTGTTCCACCTGGTGAAACCGAACTAATCCTTCGTCTCAATCGTCATGGCAATACCGGCACGGTGTATTGCATTCAGGCAAATGGCGCTATTTATGACACAGACCAACAGTCTGCTGAAATGCGCCGACGTGAACGCGAGGAACCGCAGTCCAAGAAGAAAGGAGGATTCTGATGACCATCTACATCACTGAGCTAATAACAGGCCTGCTGGTAATCGCAGGCCTTTTTATTTGGGGGAGAGTAAATCGTGGCTGAGTTTATGCTCGTCGCACTCAAATGCGTTGGCGTTGGATGGATTCTTCTGACGTTTTTTATTGTTCTGCATAGCTACATTCGTCTTGTGAATGACGGCAAAGACCCATGGTATACGTTGTTTGGCGCTGCATTTGTCTGGGTGATTATCGGTGTTATGCCTGTTGTCGTAGCAAAAATGGCGTGGCGTTTTGTGAGTTGAACTGAGGGTAAGTATCGATGGACGAATCAAGAAAGCAGTTTGAAGAATGGTTTGAAAATTACACCGGATGTGATCCTAAAAATAAAATATACGCCAATATGGTTGAGATGTATTGGCAAGCGTGGCAGGCATCGCGAGCAGCTATTGAACTGGATATCGACTGGCCAGAATCGAATGACGACTTTTGGAAAGATGGTGAAGAAGGTGCTTATGCGATGGGTTATGAGGATGGGAGTGACAAAACGGTAATTGCAGTAATGAAAGCTATCAGAGCCGCTGGAATTAAAGAGAAGAATTTCGATGAAGCAAACAATCTTCCTCCGAACTAAGCAACAACAGCAAGCCGCAATCAACGCCATCCTCGCAACACCACTCGATAAAGACAAGCCAGTTACCATCCGCATTACTGACTACAAGCGCAACCTTGACCAGAACGCAAAATTTCACGCTATGGTCGCAGATATCGCCAGGCAAGTTCAATGGTGCGGAAAATGGTTAAAACCGGAACAATGGAAGGTTTTGTTGATCAGCGGTCATGCAGTGGCAACAAAGCAGGAAGCTGATGTTTTGCCCGGCCTTGAAGGCGAATACGTCAACATTCGCGAAAGTAGCGCGCAGATGAGTGTGAAGCGTATGGCAAGTCTGATTGAGTACACGACAGCATGGGCTATTGGTCAGGGTGTCAGGTTCACTGACGGGAGGTACGATTGAAGCTCACATGGTTTCACCATCACGACCTCACCAACGAAGAAGCAACTCAGTTAATCACCGCCTACCAATCCCGCAACGTAAAAACTCAACGAACGCTAAGCGCAGACCCTCGGTTATGGGTGGTTTCCGCGTTGCTTCCAGAATACGCCAGCGAGCCAAAGGGTAGGAGTAAGTATCAACAGAGGGTATGGGCATGAAGCACGTAGTTTTGTATAGCGGAGGCCACTCCTCGGCAATTGTCGCGATAGAGGTGGTCAGAAAATATGGAAGAGAAAATGTCATCCTGCTTAACCACGACATCAGTAGCACAGTAGAAGACGAGGACATCAAGAGATTTAAGGATGAGATATCAAGTTATTTAGGGATAGATGTTACGTATGCCAACCATGAAAGGTGGAAAGACGCTACTCCAATATCTGTTTGCCTTGACGCGAGGGCATGGAAAGTTGGATCAGGTCAAATTCTATGCACCAACAGGCTTAAGACAGGACCGTTTGATCTGTGGCTGGAGCGTAATGATAGCCAAAAGGAAAATATCTACTACTACGGATTTGACAGAAATGAAATGCATCGAGTTCAGCGCCGCGTGGGTGTTATGGCTGAACGAGGTTATAAAACTGACTATCCGATTGCCCTATGGCCGCAAAGAACAATCCACTCTACGGAAGAAATTGGCATTAACCGCCCAATGGCTTATTCGAGATTTAAGCACGCAAATTGCATTGGCTGTTTAAAGGCAGGATGGCAACACTGGTACTGCGTTTATGTGCTTCGTAAAGACATCTGGAATGAGGCGAAAGCTGCGGAAGAGGAAATCGGATATGCAATTCACAAGGATGAAGCTGGCGCAGTTTATTTGGAGGAAAGGGAGGGGTTATTTGCCGAAATGGAAAGACTTGGAATTCAGCCAAATGAACACGTCCCATCTGGAAAATTCTGGAGTATTGCTAAGCAAGCAGTTGCTGAGCGAGCTCTGCAAATAGACATGTTTGCCGATGACGACGCATTACCTTGCGAATGTTCAACCTGAGGAAATAGCTATGAGCGCAGAAGAAGACTACATCGAGCGTTTCTCTGACCTCATGGAAGATGCAGAAAGCGAAGGAGTCGACGGCATAAACATCATGATGAATTACCTTATGGCTTATGTGGAGGCAATGACAGGGGGCGAAGAAGAGCAGGGAATTATCTGGCAGTTAGGCGACAAAGACCTGGTTATTTCCATTGAACCAGCAGAGCAAGCGGCGAGGTTTCACCGACATCATCTGCGAAAACTGCAAATACCTTCCAACGAAACGCTCCAGAAATAAACGCAAGCCAATCCCAAAAGAATCTGACGTAAAAACCTTCAATTACACGGCTCACCTGTGGGATATCCGGTGGCTAAGACATCGTGCGAGGAAATGACAATGCTTTTAATTCAACCTGGATTTGGCCTTAGCATCAAAAAAGGGCACATGTTTGGCGAGAAAGAGTCTCAACGAAAAATGGTGTCTATCCAGTTGCCATTTATCAGTATTTTATGGCTAAACAGGGAGGCAACAAATTATTGGTATACATGCGCCAGAGCAGCATTTAACGACCCTGACTGGTTTGTGGAAAACCACCACGCAGTTCGTCAGGCAAAGAGAAAGGCCAATACGACATACATGAAGGCGTATCGAAAAGCATGGAAAGAACACCGCGATCGATACCAACAAGACATGGAAAAACTTGAATCAGAAAACATGGAATTAAGACGAAAGCTTGGTGAAGCAAAACGAGACATTGATGCTTACAAGCGACTTTTTAATGGTGAAAGCCATGCTTAGCCCATCCCAATCTCTTCAATACCAGAAAGAAAGCGTCGAGCGGGCTTTAACGTGCGCTAACTGCGGCCAGAAGCTGCATGTGCTGGAAGTTCACGTGTGTGAGCACTGCTGCGCAGAACTGATGAGCGATCCGAATAGCTCAATGTACGAGGAAGAAGACGATGGCTAAACCAGCGCGAAGACGATGTAAAAACGATGAATGTCGGGAATGGTTTCACCCTGCATTCGCTAATCAGTGGTGGTGCTCTCCAGAGTGTGGAACCAAGATAGCACTCGAACGACGAAGTAAAGAACGCGAAAAAGCGGAAAAAGCAGCAGAGAAGAAACGACGACGAGAGGATCAGAAACAGAAAGATAAACTTAAGATTCGAAAACTCTCCTTAAAGCCCCGCAGTTACTGGATTAAACAAGCCCAACAAGCCGTAAACGCCTTCATCAGAGAAAGAGACCGCGACTTACCATGTATCTCGTGCGGAACGCTCACGTCTGCTCAGTGGGATGCTGGACATTACCGGACAACTGCTGCAGCACCTCAACTCCGATTTGATGAACGCAATATTCACAAGCAATGCGTGGTGTGCAACCAGCACAAAAGCGGAAATCTCGTTCCGTATCGCGTCGAACTGATTAACCGCATCGGGCAGGAAGCAGTAGACGAAATCGAATCAAACCATAGCCGCCATCGCTGGACTATCGAAGAGTGCAAGGCGATCAAGGCAGAGTACCAACAGAAACTCAAAGACCTGCGAAATAGCAGAAGTGAGGCCGCATGACGTTCTCAGTAAAAACCATTCCAGACATGCTCGTTGAAGCATACGGAAACCAGACAGAAGTAGCACGCAGACTGAAATGTAGTCGCGGCACGGTAAGAAAATACGTTGATGATAAAGACGGGAAAATGCACGCCATCGTCAACGACGTTCTCATGGTTCATCGCGGATGGAGTGAAAGAGATGCGCTATTACGAAAGAATTGATGGCAGCAAATACCGAAATGTTTGGGTAGTTGGCGATCTGCACGGATGCTACACGAACCTGATGAAAAAACTGGAGACGATAGGATTCGACACCAAAAAAGACCTGCTTATCTCGGTTGGCGATTTGGTCGATCGCGGTACAGAGAACGTTGAATGCCTGGAATTAATCACATTCCACTGGTTCAGAGCTGTACGTGGAAACCATGAGCAAATGATGATTGATGGCTTATCAGAGCGCGGAAACGTCAATCACTGGCTGCTTAATGGCGGTGGCTGGTTCTTTAATCTCGATTACGACAAAGAAATTCTGGCTAAAGCTCTTGCCCATAAAGCAGATGAACTTCCGTTAATCATCGAACTGGTGAGTAAAGATAAAAAATATGTCATCTGCCACGCCGATTATCCTTGTGACGAATACGAGTTTGGAAAGCCAGTTGATCATCAGCAGGTAATCTGGAACCGCGAACGAATCAGCAACTCACAAGACGGGATCGTGAAAGAAATCAAAGGCGCGGACACGTTCATCTTTGGTCATACGCCAGCAGTGAAACCACTCAAGTTTTCCAACCAGATGTATATCGATACCGGCGCAGTGTTCTGCGGAAACCTCACATTGATTCAGGTACAGGGAGAAGGCGCGTGGGCATAAGAGAACTAAACCTCACCAAAGAGCAGCACGAGTGGCTGAATGGCTGGCTTGAACTGTGGGGCGCATGGGTTTATTCAGGTCGTCTGGAAAAGCGCATGAGCAGCGTAATAGCGAAGTTCATGGAGAGCGTAGAGCCGGGAAGAGTTATGACAAGGCCAATGTGCAATGATGATGATGGAATGTTGATTTCTCAGGTCGTCGATTCCGTCATGTACATTGACAAAAAAGCCTTTGGCATCCTCCTCAGCTACTACGCTCATGGTTCATCTAAGCGAGCAATTGCATCCTACTATCACGCGACTGCAAAGCCACGCAAGATGTGTGGACGTGGTGGCGAGGGATGGAGAAAACCTTCACTGGCAACCTGTAGAAACGAAATTGACGACATCCTGAAAGCGTCATTATTTGTTTTGTACCAACCAATGCAAAATGCTTTCAAAATGCGTAAACGTGTTGAGAAAGTTAAGCATGTTGCTGTTAAAAACCTTGACATGCAATTAGCCATTTAGCCATAATTAGAGGGTAAGCTGCCGTTAGTGACTCTTAAGTTGCAACGGTGGCTTTTTTGTTTGCACAACAGGTAAGAGCATTGAACCCGCAGACCTCGCGGAATTGGTGAAAGGTGCCGCGCAGTGCTCTTATCGTTGTGGTGAATACGCAGGCTGATGCGTTAATCAGGTGAACGAGACACCCGCCGGTCCGTGATATGGCACACCGTGCCGGTCATATCTGCCGCGGTTAGGTTTACGAGGATTTCGTAAAGCTGGTCTAGGGTGAAGCCGTGAAAGCGGAGGAAGTAAAACGAGGCGTCGGTACACGCCTATCGTCATTAAGTCGGAGTTCAGCACCGACCGCCACAACCCAAACTGGGCCGTAGCCACTGGCTATCCTGAATTCATCAGTGATAGTTATGCTGCGGCTTTCTACACATGACCTTCGTGAAAGTGGGTGGCAGGAGGTTGCGCTAACAACCTCATGCCGTTTTGCCCGTGCATATCGGTCACGAACAAATCTGATTACTAAACACAGTAGCCTGGATTTGTTCTATCAGTAATCGACCTTATTCCTAATTAAATAGAGCAAATCCCCTTATTGGGGGTAAGACATGAAGATGCCAGAAAAACATGACCTGTTAGCCGCCATTCTCGCGGCAAAGGAACAAGGCATCGGGGCAATCCTTGCGTTTGCAATGGCGTACCTTCGCGGCAGATATAATGGCGGTGCGTTTACAAAAACAGTAATCGACGCAACGATGTGCGCCATTATCGCCTGGTTCATTCGTGACCTTCTCGACTTCGCCGGACTAAGTAGCAATCTCGCTTATATAACGAGCGTGTTCATCGGCTACATCGGTACTGACTCGATTGGTTCGCTTATCAAACGCTTCGCTGCTAAAAAAGCCGGAGTAGAAGATGGTGGAAATCAATAATCAACGTAAGGCGTTCCTCGATATGCTGGCGTGGTCAGAGGGAACTGATAACGGACGGCAGAAAACCAGAAATCATGGTTATGACGTCATTGTTGGCGGAGAGCTATTCACTGATTACTCCGATCACCCTCGCAAACTTGTCACGCTAAACCCCAAACTCAAATCAACAGCCGCCGGACGTTACCAGCTTCTTTCACGTTGGTGGGATGCATACCGTAAGCAGCTTGGCCTGAAAGACTTCTCTCCGAAAAGCCAGGACGCTGTGGCATTGCAACAGATTAAAGAGCGTGGCGCTTTGCCGATGATTGATCGCGGTGATATCCGTCAGGCAATCGACCGTTGCAGCAATATCTGGGCTTCGTTGCCCGGGGCTGGTTATGGCCAGTTCGAGCATAAGGCTGACAGCCTGATTGCAAAATTCAAAGAAGCTGGCGGAACGGTAAGAGAGATTGAGGTATGAGCAGAGTAACCGCGATTATCTCCGCTCTGGTTATCTGCATCATCGTCTGCCTGTCATGGGCTGTTAATCATTACCGTGATAACGCAATCGCCTACAAAGAGCAGCGCGACAAAGCCACATCCATCATCGCTGACATGCAGAAGCGTCAACGTGACGTAGCAGAACTCGATGCCAGATATACAAAGGAGCTTGCTGATGCTAACGCGACTATCGAAAGTCTCCGTGATGATGTTTCTGCTGGGCGTAAGCGGCTGCAAGTCGCCGCCTCCTGTGCAAAGTCAAAGACCGGAGCCAGCAGCATGGGCGATGGAGAAAGCCCAAGACTTACAGCAGATGCTGAACTCAATTATTACCGTCTCCGAAGTGGAATCGACAGGATAACCGCGCAGGTTAACTACCTGCAGGAGTACATCAGGACGCAATGTCTGAAATAATTTTTTTGCAAATCACAAAGTCCATTTAATGAGCCTCGCGATGCGGGGCTTTTTTGCAATAAATGCGTACCGCAACGCATGTTTTTTTTACACCGAACCTGCCCCTTTGGAATGGGCCTTTGAGGATACCAGTTAGTGCTGGCGAGCCTCGGTGGGCTGGTTTCCTGTGCGGCAAAGGTTCATTTCAAATGGTAGGTAAACGTTATGAATATCGTGCCACTTAATTACAAAGGTGAAATTGTCAGTTTCAACACTGATGGTTGGATCAACGTCACAGGTGTTGCTGAGAGATTTGGGAAACGCATTGATAACTGGATGCGTTTGGCAGAAACGCTTGAATACGTTCGTGCTTTAGACGAAGCGTTGACTGGGAAAGAATCTCAAATTTTACATCCCTCACAATCGAGGTATGTAAAAACCAGCAAGGCACGAAAGGACAGGGGTGGTGGTACGTGGCTACATCCAAAACTTTCAGTTGCATTTGCCCGTTGGTGTGATGCTCGTTTTGCTGTGTGGTGCGACCTGCACATTGATAGTCTGCTTCGCGGTGAACTGACTGAGCAGCAGAAATATGAGCAAGCATGTCGCATTCGCGATGACCGGAAATCAAAAGCCAGCAATGGGGCAAGAGAGATGGCTCGCTGGCGATGGGATAAGCCGGTTATTGAAGCAAATGTTGAGTACTGGCGCGAGCAACTGCAGTTGACTCTCGATATCGCGTGCTGATGGCAAACGCAAAACTGCGTTATCGAAAAAATCAAAGCATTACTAGAACTGAGCAACGGCTATCCATTACAAAGCCCATCTACGGGTGGGCTTGATAATGGCTTATACCCTGCACGGGATAACTTAACTGATATCCCTTTTAACGGATAAACGGAGCCAACAATGGCAGAGATTATTCCCATGACTGAAGAACAGAAATTCCAGTTAGAGATTTACAAACTGGTCATGAACCAGAACGCAGCCGCAGAAGAAGCATTTCAGTTCATTGGCACTGACGAGCTGAAGCTTGAGCTATTCAAAATTCACTTCCAGTCAGGCGGCGCTAATTCAGATATCACGACGCGCACTATCGAAGCGGTGCGTAAATCGAAGGAAGCGTTAGACCTGTTCACTACCGGAGCATGATGCTCAACCTGAAATAACAACTAAGTGAGATGAATATGGCAGCACCAAAGGGCAACCGATTTTGGGAGGCCCGCAGTAGTCATGGGCGAAATCCTAAATTCGAATCGCCTGAGGCGCTGTGGGCTGCTTGTTGTGAATACTTCGAGTGGGTAGAAGCTAACCCGCTATGGGAGATGAAGGCGTTCTCGTATCAGGGTGAAGTGATACAAGAGCCTATCGCCAAGATGCGAGCGATGACTATTACAGGCCTCACTCTGTTCATTGATGTGACGCTTGAAACATGGCGCACATATCGCCTGCGAGAAGATTTATCTGAAGTCGTTACGCGAGCAGAACAGGTCATCTACGACCAGAAATTCTCTGGCGCAGCCGCTGACCTTCTCAACGCTAACATCATCGCCCGTGATTTGGGCCTCAAAGAGCAGTCGCAAGTTGAAGACGTGACACCTGATAAGGGAGATCGCGATAAGCGGCGCTCTCGTATCAAGGAGCTATTCAACCGTGGAACTGGACGCGATTCTTGATAACTTGAGCGACGAAGAGCAAATCGAATTGCTCGAGCTACTCGAAGAAGAAGAGAACTACCGTAACACACACCTGCTATATGAATTTACGCCATACAGCAAACAGCGTGAGTTCATCGACGCCGGACATGACTATCCAGAGCGATGTTTTATGGCTGGTAACCAGCTTGGTAAGTCATTTACTGGTGCTGCTGAAGTCGCGTTTCACCTTACCGGGCGTTATCCGGGCACAAAAGGCTATCCTGTTGATGGTAAATATGGCGGTGAGTGGAAAGGTAAGCGTTTCTATGAGCCTGTTGTCTTCTGGATTGGCGGCGAGACAAACGAGACTGTAACCAAAACGACTCAACGCATCCTGTGCGGTCGTATCGAAGAGAATGATGAGCCTGGCTACGGTTCCATACCGAAAGAAGACATCATTAGCTGGAAGAAGTCTCCTTTCTTTCCGAACCTTGTTGATCACCTTCTGGTTAAGCATCACACGGCTGATGGCGTTGAAGATGGCATTTCAATCTGCTACTTCAAACCATACTCGCAAGGCCGTGCTCGCTGGCAGGGTGACACAATCCACGGCGTGTGGTTTGACGAAGAGCCACCATACAGCATTTATGGCGAAGGTCTTACCCGTACCAACAAATACGGGCAATTCTCAATTCTGACGTTTACCCCTCTGATGGGGATGTCTGACGTTGTTACCAAGTTCCTGAAGAATCCCAGCAAGTCGCAGAAAGTGGTCAACATGACCATCTATGACGCTGAGCACTACACCGACGAGCAGAAAGAGCAAATCATCGCATCCTATCCTGAGCATGAGAGAGAGGCGCGTGCTCGCGGTATTCCTACGATGGGTAGCGGGCGAATCTTCCAGATACCGGAAGAGACGATTAAGTGTCAGCCGTTCGAGTGCCCTGATCACTTCTACGTAATTGGCGGGATGGATTTCGGATGGGATCACCCACAGGCGCAGGTTCAGCTTTGGTGGGATAAGGACGCAGACACAATCTACGTTTCACGCGTGTGGAAGGCGAAAGAAAAAACAGCCGTTCAGGCATGGGGAGCCGTTAAATCATGGGCGCATAAAGTGCCAACCGCATGGCCTCATGACGGAAACCAGCATGAGAAGGGCGGCGGTGAGCAGCTCAAAGGGCAGTATGCCGACGCTGGTTTTATGATGTTGCAGGAGCATGCGACATGGCCTGATGGCGGTAACGCTGTGGAGCCTGGCATCACTGAATTGCGCGACATGATGCTCGATGGTCGCTTCAAAGTATTTAACACCTGTGAGCCATTCTTTGAGGAGTTCCGCCTCTATCACCGTGATGAAAACGGGAAGATCGTCAAGCTTAACGACGACGTGCTATCCGCCGTTCGCTATGCATACATGATGCGCCGCTTCGCCAAAATGATGCGCGACATCAAAAAACCAAAAGAGAAAAAGATACCAGCCCCAATCAGGCCCATCGCACGGAGAACTTAAATGGCCGACGAAAACAGACTCAATTCCATTCTGTGTAAGTTTGACGCGGACTGGATGGCGAGCGATGAAGCCAGAACCGAGGCGACAAATGACCTGTATTTTAGCCGAGTGTCGCAATGGGATGACTGGCTATCAAACTACACTACCCTGCAATATCGCGGACAATTCGATGTTGTTCGCCCGGTGGTCAGGAAGCTGGTCGCAGAGATGCGCCGGAACCCTATCGACGTTCTCTTCCGACCCAAAGACGGCGCTAATCCTGATGCTGCCGATGTGCTGATGGGGATGTATCGTACTGATATGCGCCATAACACGGCAAAAATTGCCGTTAACGTTGGCGTTCGTGAGCAGATAGAGTCCGGCGTTGGTGCATGGCGTCTGGTCACGCAGTACGAAGACAACGATCCAACAAGCAACAATCAGGTAATTCGACGCCTGCCAATTCATGAAGCCTGCTCACACGTCATATGGGACGCCAACAGCAAGCAGATGGATAAGAGCGACGCTAAGCACTGCACGGTGATTAACGCCTTGTCGCGCAATGGCTGGAAAGAGTTCGCAGAGGATTACGGTATTGATCCGGATACCTTGCCATCTTTCCAGAATCCGAACGATACATGGCTGTTTCCGTGGGTATCGAATGATGTCGTCTACGTCGCTGAGTATTACGAGGTAGAAGAGAAGAAGGAGAAAGTCTTCATCTACCGCGACCCGCTGACAGGTGAGCCGGTCAGCTATTACCAGCAGGATATCAAAGACGTCATCGACGACCTGGCTAATCGTGGATTCATTAAGGTAGCAGAGCGCAAGGTGAAGCGTCGGCGCGTGTATAAGTCGATCATCACCTGCACGCAGATACTGAAAGACCGCGAGAAGATAGCTGGAGAGCATATCCCAATCGTTCCTGTGTACGGCGAATGGTCATTCGCTGGTGACAAGGAGTGCTACGAGGGCGTGGTAAGGCTGACGAAAGACGGTCAACGCCTTCGTAACATGATCATGTCGTTCAACGCCGATATTGTTGCTCGTTCACCGAAGAAGAAACCGACCTTCTTCCCTGAGCAAATCGAAGGCTACGAATACATGTACGGTGGAAATGATGACTATCCGTACTATCTGCAGAACAAGACCGATGAAAACGGTAACGACCTTCCGATTGGTCCAATCTCCTACATGGAAAACCCTGAAGTGCCGCAAGCCAACGCTTACATGCTTGAGGCAGCCACCAACGCAGTGAAAGAGGTGGCTAGTCTTGGCGTTGATGCGCAGGCGGCAAATGGTCAGGTCGCTTTCGATACCGTCAATCAACTGAACATGCGGGCAGACCTTGAGACATACGTGTTTCAGGATAACCTGGCTACCGCAATGCGACGTGATGGCGAGATTTATGCCTCAATGGTCAACGATATTTATGACGTTCCTCGTCATGTAACGCTGACACTTGAAGATGGTAGCGAGAAAGACGTTCAACTATACGCGCAAGTTGTAGATTACCAGTCCGGTAATGTGGTCACACTCAACGACATTCGCGGTCGCTATGAGTGCTATACAGACGTTGGACCATCCTTCCAGAGTATGAAGGAACAGAACCGCGCAGAGATTCAGGAGTTGCTCACCAAGGTTCCGCAAGGTACTCCAGAGTTCCAGATGCTGATGCTGCAATACTTCACGCTGCTTGACGGTAAAGGCGTCGAGATGATGCGAGAGTACGCGAACAAGCAACTGGTGATGATGGGGCTGAAGAAACCAGAAACACCTGAAGAGATGGAGATGGTACAGCAGGCTCAACAGCAGCCGCAGCAGCCATCAGCAGAGCAAATTCAGGCGCAGGGTATCCTTCTGCAAGGTCAGGCTGAATTGCTCAAGGCAGAGAACCAACAGGCGCAGATTCAGGTTGAAGCTGCCAAGGTTGAAGCCCAAAACCAACTCAACGCCGCGAAGATTGCAGAAATCTTCAACAATATGGACCTCGACAAGCAGGCAGAACTGCGTGAGTACCTCAAGCTCGTAGGTCAATTCCAGCAACAGCGCAGCAAAGATGCTCGTGCTAACGCTGAGCTGCTTCTTAAAGATGCAGACCAGACTCATTCACAACGCATGGATTTCGCGAATCTTATGCGTCAAGTTCAAATCCCCTCCGGCGGAGTAGCCGAGACACCTCAATAAGAGAGAGTTAATCATGAACCCAACCACCGACATTCAGACTTCTGAAGAATTAACCCTGCCCGGCAATCATGCAGCGGCATCTGCTGATGGCTTAGTTGTCGATAATGCCAACGACAACGCAGGTCAGGAAGAAGGCTTCGAGATTGTCCTGAAAGACGATGAGAAACCAAAACAAGACCCGGCAACTAATGCTGAATTTGCCCGTCGCCGCATCGAACGCAAACGCCAGCGTGAGCTTGAGCAACAGATGGAAGCGGTTAAGCGTGGAGAGTTGCCGGAGCACCTGCGGGTGAACCCTGAGTTACCAAAACAACCAGACCCTAACGATTATCTTTCCGAAGATGCACTGGCTAAGTACGACTATGACCAGAGCCGCGCACTGGCTGCCTTCCAGCAGGCAAACAGTGAATGGCAGATCAAGGCTATGGACGCACGAAGCCAGGCTGTCGCCGAGCAGGGTCGCAAAACTCAGGAGTTCACCCAGCAATCAGCGCAATACGTCGAGGCAGCCCGTAAGCACTACGACGCAGCGGAAAAGCTCAATATCCCTGACTATCAGGAGAAAGAGGATGCATTCATGCAACTGGTGCCGCCAGCAGTCGGTGCCGACATCATGCGTCTCTTCCCGGAGAAATCCGCTGCTCTCATGTATCACCTTGGTGCTAATCCTGAGAAGACACGCCAGTTGCTGGCGATGGACGGGCAATCCGCGCTGATTGAACTCACTCGACTGTCAGAACGTTTAACTCTCAAGCCTCGAGCCAAGCCTGTTTCAGAAGCCCCGTTACCTGATGAACCCATTCAGGGACACGCTGTTGCTGCAAATATCTCTGCGATTGAAAAGCAGATGGAAGCGGCAGCAAACAAAGGGGATGTAGAGACGTACCGCAAGCTCAAGGCGCAACTGAATAAAGGAATTCGATAATTATTTCGATATCGTGATGTTGTTTTCCTCGTCAAACTTTCTGATTACTTCTTTCGCCTCTTCGAATGAAGAACATACTTTTTGCACTCTTGCATTAAGCAGTCGCTTATGAGCGATCCATCTTTTCCGCGTGTTGCAAAAGTAAACTCCAGATATTCCGCTGGAGTTATTTTTAGATAGTTTGATTCTATTCCTTTGGTTTGCTGATTTTTTCACAAGACGAAGATTTTCAATTCTGTTGTCGTGGCGAATCCCATTTATATGGTCAATTTCCATGCCTTCTGGAATATCTCCGTTAAACATTACCCATACGATGCGGTGTGCTAGCCACTTAATGCCGTTAATTCTTATGCGGATATATCCATTGCTTTCTAAAAGACCAGCAACTTTCCCAGCGTGTTTTGCATTCCAAACGTTGTGATAGTTGCGATTCTTTTTGTTGTTGAAAAATTCAGAGCTTCTGGCTTTCCAAACCAAAGAACCATCGCGGTATTCGAAGTATTCATTCAGTTCCATGCTCATAACCCTAATGCGCTATATGTTGATATAACAATAGTATAGCACATAAAGAAAGTAAGGTATTCAATATATGACTCTCAAAGAAGGGCAGTTAGTTACTTACGCTATCGATGAAATCATCGAAACCGTCCAGAACCTGACGCCAATGGCGTCTAAAGTGACAAAATACACCCCTCCGGCAGAATCCATGCAACGTTCAAGCAACACCGTGTGGATGCCTGTTGAGCAGGAAGCGCCAACTCAGACTGGCTGGGATTTAACTGGCAACGCTACCGGTATTCTGGAACTGTCCGTGAAATGCAACATGGGCGATCCGGATAACGATTTCTTCGAGCTTCGTGCAGATGACCTGCGTGATGAGCGTTCTTACCGTCGCCGCATCCAGGCATCCGCTAAAAAACTGGCGAATAACATTGAGTCAGCAATTGCCAAACAGGCAACCGAAATGGGCTCACTTGTTGTTCACGATACCCGCGCAATTGGTCCATCTACTGGCCTGTCTGGCTGGGATTTTGTGTCTGATGCAGAGCGACTGATGTTCTCCCGCGAACTCAACCGAGACATGGGTATCAGTTACTTCCTGAACCCTGACGATTACCGCAAAGCAGGCCGCAATCTTGTAGATGGTGACATCTTCGGGCGCGTTCCTGAAGATGCGTATCACAACGGTACTATTCAGCGTCAGATTGCTGGCTTTGATGAAATTCTTCGCTCACCGAAACTTCCGGCAGTTACCAAGTCAACCGCTACTGGTGTAACTGTTTCTGGCGCGCAGAAGTTTAAGCCGCAGGCATACACCCTTGATACCGATGGTAACAAAGAGAACGTCGACAACCGTGTTGCAACGGTGACTGTATCCTCCACCACCGGATTTAAGCGCGGCGACAAAATCAGTTTCACTGGTGTGAAATTCCTGTCTCAGATGGCGAAGAACGTGCTGACTGATGATGCAACTTTCTCAATCACCCGTGTGATCGATAGTACTCACATCGAAATCACGCCGAAGCCGATTGCACTGGATGACGCGTCACTGACAAAAGAAGAGAAGGCTTACGCTAACGTAAACACCTCTCTTGCTGATACCACTCCGGTAAACGTTCTGAACGTGGCAACAACCACCGCTAACGTGTTCTGGGCTGATGACTCAATCCGTCTGCTGTCTCAGCCGATCCCGGTAACCCATGAGCTGTTTGCTGGCATGAAAACGTCTTCCTTCAGCATTCCTGGTATTGGTGTTAACGGCATCTTCGCAACGCAGGGTGATATCAACACTCTGTCTGGTAAGTGCCGTATTGCTGTGTGGTATTCAGCATGTGCTGTACGACCAGAGGCAATTGGTGTTGGTCTGCCTAACCAGACCGCGTGATAACCAGAGGGAGCTTCGGCTCCCTTTTTTATCTGGAGACAAGCATGACACACATGATCTTTCGTCATGGCGACATGAAGAAGTGGAAAGGCGTTGGCTACGACTTTGAAATCGTGAAAGCCGAAGAGCTTCAGGAATATCTGGATGCTGGTTGGTTTTCACATCCTGATGACCTTTTGAAGGATGTTGCAGAGCCAGAGCCAGAGCCAGAAGAAAAACAGCGTAAAAAGCCTGGTCGAAAACCTAAGGCGGCAGCAGATGAACCTGACAACGAAGGGTGATTTAGTTCTTGCGGCATTACGTAAGCTCGGTGTTGCATCAAATGCCACGTTAACCGATGTCGAACCGCAGTCTATGGAAGACGGGGTCAACGACCTTGAAATGATGATGGCTGAATGGCTTGGCGGTGATGTGTCACCTGGTATCAACGTTGGCTACATTTTTGCTGATGCAGATGTCGCTCCAGATCCGGGCGATGAGCACGGCTTATCAAATAACGCTATAAATGCCGTCATTTTCAACCTTGCCTGCCGCATTGCTCCAGATTATGCGCTGGAAGCGTCTGCAAAACTTATAACCACTGCCAGATACGGGAAAGAGCGACTCGTCAAACTGTCTGCAATGGACAGAGCAAAAGCTGCTAAATGTAAGTCCGGTTATCCAAACCGTATGCCTGTTGGTAGCGGTAATCAGTTGGCGAAGTGGAACGGTTGGAATTACTTCCACCGGAAGGAACCTTGCGATAACGGGAGCGAATAAATGCCGATTCAGCAACTTCCGCTTATGAAAGGTGTCGGCAAAGACTTTAGAAACGCTGACTATATCGACTATCTGCCAGTGAATATGCTGGCTACACCCAAAGAAATACTCAACAGCAGCGGATATCTTCGCTCATTCCCGGGCATTGCCAAACGCTCTGATGTAAACGGTGTATCGCGCGGAGTCGAGTACAACATGGCGCAGAATGCTGTTTATCGCGTGTGTGGTGGCAAGCTGTACAAAGGCGAAAGTGAAGTCGGTGATGTTGCCGGAAGTGGTCGCGTATCAATGGCGCATGGTCGGACATCACAGGCGGTAGGCGTTAATGGTCAACTGGTCGAGTATCGCTATGATGGTACGGTTAAAACCGTCTCAAACTGGCCTACAGACAGCGGATTCACACAGTATGAGTTAGGTTCAGTTCGCGACATTACGCGCTTACGTGGCCGTTATGCGTGGTCAAAAGACGGCACCGATTCATGGTTTATCACTGACCTTGAAGACGAATCGCACCCTGACCGTTACAGCGCACAATATCGTGCCGAGTCTCAGCCGGACGGTATCATCGGTATCGGAACATGGCGAGACTTCATCGTCTGTTTTGGTTCATCGACGATTGAATATTTTTCCCTGACAGGTGCAACCACTGTTGGTGCCGCTTTGTATGTCGCACAGCCATCACTGATGGTGCAGAAAGGCATTGCCGGGACTTACTGCAAAACGCCATTCGCTGATTCGTATGCGTTCATCAGCAATCCGGCAACAGGTGCGCCGTCTGTATACATCATCGGCTCCGGTCAGGTGTCACCAATCGCCAGCGCGAGCATTGAGAAAATCCTCCGCTCCTACACTGCTGATGAACTGGCTGATGGTGTGATGGAATCGCTGCGATTTGATGCTCATGAGTTGCTGATTATCCACCTTCCGCGCCATGTTCTCGTGTACGACGCATCTTCAAGCGCCAATGGTCCGCAATGGTGTGTGCTGAAAACAGGTCTGTATGACGATGTGTACCGCGCTATCGACTTCATTTACGAAGGCAATCAGATAACGTGCGGCGATAAACTGGAGTCCGTGACCGGGAAATTGCAATTCGACATCAGCAGCCAGTACGACAAGCAACAGGAACACCTGCTGTTTACTCCACTGTTCAAAGCGGATAACGCCAGATGCTTCGATCTGGAGGTGGAATCATCCACTGGCGTAGCTCAGTACGCCGACCGCCTGTTCCTCTCTGCAACCACTGACGGCATAAATTACGGGCGTGAGCAGATGATTGAACAGAATGAACCGTTCGTTTACGACAAGCGTGTTTTGTGGAAGCGAGTAGGGCGCATCAGGAAAAACATTGGTTTCAAATTGCGCGTTATCACGAAGTCACCTGTCACTCTGTCTGGCGCTCAGATAAGGATTGAGTAATGGCGGATTCGAATCTCAATGTGCCGGTAATCATTCAGGCTACACGGCTCGACACATCAGTCCTTCCACGCAATATCTTCTCGCAGTCGTATCTGCTTTACGTTATCGCACAGGGCACTGATGTTGGTAACGTGGCTAACAAGGCCAACGAGGCCGGACAGGGCGCTTATGATGCACAGGCCAGGAACGATGAGCAGGATGTGATTCTCGCTGACCATGAGCAGCGAATTTCTGCTGCGGAAGCAACGCTTGTTAATCATGAGGAGCGAATCAGCCAGGCAGAATCAACTCTTCAGGAACATGAAACACGAATAGCTCAGAATGAAAGCGATATTGCGTCGCTTGATACCAGAGTTCAGTCGCTCGAATCGCAGGTTTCAGACCATGAAACGCGCATCGATGCTCTGGAGTATGCCACTACTCGCAAGAAGTCAGAGGTTGTTTACTCTGGCGTATCTGTAACCATCCCGACAGCGCCGACCAACCTTGTTAGCCTGCTGAAAACGCTCACGCCGTCATCCGGCACGTTGGCACCATTCTTCGACACCGTTAACAACAAGATGGTTGTGTTCAACGAGAACAAAACCTTGTTCTTCAAGCTGTCGATCGTCGGGACGTGGCCCAGCGGAACCGCCAACAGGTCAATGCAGCTAACATTTTCCGGCTCTGTTCCTGACACACTGGTCAGCAGTCGTAATGCGGCGACAACAACCGACAACATCCTGTTAGCTACGTTCTTCAGCGTGGATAAAGACGGCTTTCTTGCCACAAATGGCAGTACGTTAACCATTCAGTCGAATGGTGCGGCGTTTACTGCCACAACCATCAAGATAATCGCGGAGCAGTGATGATTACATTCAAACCAACGCGAAACATCGACCTGATCGAAGCAGTCGGAAATCACCCTGACATTATTGCCGGGAGCAACAACGGTGATGGATACGACTACAAACCTGATTGCCGTTACTTTGAGGTGAACGTGCACGGGCAGTTCGGCGGCATTGTTTACTATCAGGAGATTCAGCCGCTGACATTCGATTGCCACGCCATGTACCTGCCAGAGATTCGCGGCTTCAGCAAAGAAATAGGGCTGGCGTTCTGGCGATACATTCTGACTAACACCACCGTTCAGTGCGTCACATCGTTCGCCGCACGCAAATTCCGCCACGGGCAGATTTACTGCGCAATGATTGGCCTTAAGCGTGTCGGAACCATCAAGAAATACTTTAAAGGCGTGGATGACGTGACTTTTTACAGCGCCACGCGCGAAGAACTAATCGACTTCCTGAATCACGGGAGATAGCCATGTTATATGCATTTAAGCTGGGCAGAAAACTGCGCGGCGAGGAACCTTATTGCCCTGAAAAAGGCGGGAAAGGTGGTAGCTCTGATAAAAGCGCAAAGTATGCAGCAGAAGCCCAGAAGTATGCTGCAGACCTGCAAAATCAGCAGTGGCAGACGATCATGAAAAACCTTGCTCCGTTCACGCCGCTTGCGGAGCAGTATGTTAACCAGTTGCAGAATCTTTCCAGTTTAGAAGGTCAGGGGCAGGCACTTAATCAGTATTACAACTCTCAGCAGTATAAAGACCTTGCAGGTCAGGCGCGTTACCAGAGTCTTGCTTCTGCGGAGGCGACGGGTGGACTTGGTTCGACAGCCACAAGCAATCAACTGGCTACGATCGCGCCTACACTCGGTCAGTCGTGGTTATCAAACCAGATGAGCAATTACAACAATCTGGCAAACGTTGGGCTTGGTGCGCTGCAAGGTCAGGCAAACGCTGGGCAGACATACGCCAACAACATGAGCAGCATTGCACAGCAAAGTGCAGCACTTGCCGCTGCTAATGCCAATAAACCATCAAGTCTTCAGACTGCAATTAGCGGCGGCACGTCTGGTGCGATTGCCGGTGCAGGTCTTGCCAGTCTTTTGGGAACATCAACGCCTTGGGGCGCTGGCATTGGTGCTGGTATCGGATTGCTTGGCTCGTTGTTTTAAGGGGTAATCATGGCTACTTGGCAAGGAACAAACGGCGGATTGTTGGCTGGTATCGGCGGCGTCAACTCAAACGCTCCGAGCGTAAATGACATCGGCAATACGCTTCAGCTTATCAGGCAGAACAATGATATTGAGCGTTCAGGCGCTAACAATGTTGGGCTGACTGCTTTGCAAGGCCTTTCAGGTATTGCGGGGGTGTTTCAGCAGGAAAAGCAGGCTCAGCGGCAGAAAGAATTTCAGCAGGCATACGCTAATGCTTATGCTTCTGGTGATCGCGGTGCTTTGCGTCAGTTGGCTACTCAATATCCAGACCAGATTGAATCCGTTCGTAAAGGCATGGGATTCATTGATGAAGACCAGCGTAATTCTATCGGTACATTAGCGGCTGGCGCACGTCTTGCGTCATCTTCTCCAGAAGCAATGCAATCATGGCTGCAAAACAACGCCAATGAGCTGGCGCGCGTCGGTGTTGACCCTAATAACGTTGCTCAGATGTATCAGCAGAACCCTTCAGGATTTGGTGAGTTTGTTGATCACCTTGGGATGGCTGCTCTTGGTCCGATTGATTACTTCAATGTTCAGGACAAGATGGCTGGTCGTGAGATTGACCGAGGCAGACTGGCAGAGACAATCCGCAGCAATCAGGCTGGCGAGGCGCTAACAGCGCGTGGTCAGAATATCACGATGCGCGGTCAGGATTTATCGATGCAGAGAGCATCAATGAAAGGGGCGGTTGGGAATAATGAGCGTACAGTTCAGTTAGCAGATGGCAGAACTGTAACGGTAGGCGGGAAGCTTCACGGCGCTGGGGCTAATGCGTTCTACGAAGGCATCGACAACGAGGGGAATATGGTTCGCGTTCCTGCTGGCTCTATTGCCGCTCCGGCTACATCGGCAGCAAGTGCGCAGAATTACGCAATGAAGAAAGATCTTGATGCAATTTCTGGTGCATCAATTGACGATCTTGGCTTCATGACTGGCATTACAGGCTCTTCAGGTTCTCCTGCTCTTGGTGCAGATATTCGTAGCCGTGCATCTGGTGGTGATCAGAGGAAACTATACAACGCTGCACAGCGAATCCAAGGAAAGATGCAGAATCAGGGCATTGCAGCAGCCAGAGACATGGGGGCATCCGGTATCAACACCGTTGCAGAAGCAAAGATGTATTTTCAAGGTATGCCACAGGTTGATTTCTCAAGCCCTGAAGCACTGCAACAATCAATGCGCGACATTCAGCAATATACCGACAATTACAACCAGCAATATAACGTTAATGTCGGTAATGGAGGGAAGAAATCATCAATGCAACAGCCGCCTACTCAGCAATCAGCAGGAGGTAGCTACACCTCAAAATCAGGCATTCAATTTACGGTGGAATGATGAAAGTAACTGCAAACGGTAAGACATTTACCTTCCCTGATGGTACGAGCACCGAAGATATTGGCACCGCCATTGATGAGTATTTTGCTGGTCAGGCTGTTCAGCAACAAACAGTTAATCAGGCCAATAATGAACCAGCACGTGAAGAACCATCATTGATGCAACAAGCTGGCGATTGGCTCACAGGTGGTCAAAGTGCAGGGCAAATTGCAGAGCAGGCTGGTCGTGGTCTGGTAAACATACCATTTGACGTATTACAGGGCGGCGCAAGTCTGATTAATGCAATCAGTCAGGGGCTTGGTGGCCCCAAGGTTTTGGATGACGTTTATCGTCCAGTAGACAGACCGACAGACCCCTACGCTCAAGCTGGAGAAACAATTGGCGGGTATTTAGTTCCAGGAGTTGGAACGGCAGGAAGCATGGCTATTGGATCACTGGCAGAGGCCGCAAATCAGAAAGGCGATTTCGCACAAAATGCAGCTAAAAATGCCGGAGTTAACCTTGCCGCTCAGGGGGTTCTTTCCGCAGCAGCAAAGGGAATAGGGCGTGGAATTACTGCTGTTCGTGGCGAAATATCACCAGCAGATCAGCAATTGCTCAAGCGTGCCGCTGCGGCAGATGTACCAGTTATGACATCGGATGTAGTTCCTCCAAAAACAAAACTTGGCAATCAACTGCAGGGTTACTCAGAAGGAGTCATAGCTGGGACTGGACCAATGAGAGCCGCACAGCAGGATGCTAGAACCAAGCTTGTTAATCGCTTCACCGAAAAATACGGCGACTACGATCCATCTGTAGTCGTTGATAGTCTAAAGTCAGGCGTTGCAAGGGAAAAATCGTTAGCCAAGTCAAAACTAAACAACCTGTCAGGAAGAATGGTTGGAAAGCCAGTTGATACAAGTGGCGCCATAAGAGCTATCGACGGAGCAGTAAACGAACTTGGGAAACTTAAAGGTGTTTCTGACACCCAGACCATTTCTGCGCTTAATGATTATAAGAATGCCATTCAGGAGATAACAAATGGAGATGATGCCTTTGAGTTACTTGATAAGCTGAGAACTCAGTTCCGCATTGACGTAAAAGGCGATCGTACAGTTCTGCCATCAATGTCGCAAACAATGGTCGACAGGGTCTACAACTCGCTAACCAATAGCCTTAGTAAATCTATAGCGAAAGGACTTAGCCCAAAAGATGCTTCAGCATGGAGAGCGGGAAAAGCTGATTATGCAAAAATGGCAACACATGCAACTCAAACGCGCCTTAAAAACGTTCTAAACAAAGGAGATTTAACTCCCGAGGCTGTAAATACCATTGTGTATGGACAATATGGGTCAGATATAGCTCGATTGTACGGGAAACTCGATCAAAAAGGTAAAGACATGCTAAGGGCGGCATATATCAGCAAAATAGCTGACAAGGTAGGTGACAGCCCTCAGAAAATGATGACCGAGCTTGGCAAGCTGCAAAAACAAGCAAATGGTCAGGTGTTTAAAACTGTATTTGGTGGGAAGAACGGAAAAGAGATAGAGGGGATGTTATCTATTCTCGATGCTACCAAAAGAGCATCTGAGGCTAATGTTGTGACGAAGACTGGCATGACACTCGCGCCTTTGGTAAGGGTTATTGGTAACCTAAAAACCGGAGGCGCGCTATTGGCAGGGGAAACAGGGATTGGCCTTATGTCGAGGGTTTATGAAAGCCCTATGGCTAGGAATGCGCTCTTACGTCTGGCAAACACTAAAGCTGGAACGCCAGCTTATGAAAGAGCGTTAAGCAAAGCTGCAAATGCCATCAGACCGCTGCTTGCCACTGAGGCAACACAGCAGTGACTAAATGCCATGGATGGTTATTTCCCTAGCACATGAAACAATGTTTGCTTTAATTCCACCCATACAATTATGACCACTATAGACAGACAAAAGAAACTGAATGCATTGGCATCACGATCGAAACCTTCTCCGGCACTAAATCCGTAAAAGGTCATAAAAAATATAAAAATTGCGCACTTTGCAACGTTTACAAATTTTTTCTTCACACCAACCTCCTTAGTTTTGCTCAGGATACCAGATGATACTTTATTAGTGGAGTGGTGTGTGAAAACGTGTCAACGACAAACCATCCACAACTTGGACGAATGATTTAGCAAAAAGTGCTATTTTTGGTGTTTGGTGTCATAGAAAAGTGAATAGCTCACTTTTCAACATTGCATGAAACTTGCAGGAAATGTGACATTACCTTATAGGTAACTTCGGCGAAAATGCAGTAAATGTGAAATGTAATGATTTAAACGTGTCGAGAAAGTGGTTGTAAGTTAGCCTCTGAAGGATTGATGACAGCTTTGTTATGGTATTAAATGCAACTTGACACAGTTGTATACATAGCTGCGGCTATCAAGATGGAGGTATGTTTATGCTCACTTGTTTTGATGTCGCCGACTACTTCTTGGCGCATTGCGATGAAGAAAGTGGCGACATTATCTCTAACCTAAAAATTCAGAAGTTGACGTATTATGCCCAAGGGTTTTCTCTGGTTCTTCTGGGTAAGCCGCTATTTAATGAGAAAATTGAAGCCTGGATGCATGGGCCAGTAGTTCCTGAATTGTATCGTAAATATAGGGACTGTGGTAACGGAGCTTTACCTGCGCCAGAAAACTTTGACGCTAAAAAATTCAGTGAAGATGAAATTGAATTGCTGGATGAGGTGTATAAAGTTTATGGTCAGTTTTCTGCCTGGAAACTGCGCAATATGACTCACGAAGAGCAGCCATGGAAAGATGCTTACATTGAGGGTGCGGTTAGCCAAGAAATCACACTTGATTCTATGAAAGGTTTTTTCAAAACGTTAATTAACTGACGTGTATGCCTAGAGTTAAGGGAAGAATAAAACAGAGGGATAAAGAGAGCTCTGCTACTGTTGGCCTCTCTATCCATCACGAATCTCATGATGTAGACAAAAGTCCGCCTGTATTTTCTCTTAGATACCTACAAAAGGGGTATTGCCTAGATTGCTGCCAAAAGCATGAAAAGGCAGCATTTGCAGATAGGCTGTTCAGGTTAAGTCAGATGTCATGGGATGAGATACGAAAATCTGATAAACACGGGCTTGGGACGGAAAAAATTGCCAGAAACGCGATAAAGGCTCCGATTCCTAAGCATGTTACTCAAGATGTGGATTTCATTGCGTTCAGATTTTGCTCTAAGGCACCTATGGTTGGTTATAAGATAGGAGCCACTTTTTATGTCTTATGGCTCGACAGGGAGTTCAAGCTATACAAGCACTAATAAAACCCACCGTCAGGTGGGTTTTTTATCTTCTCCGTACATGCTGCTGAGAGTCTTAAGAAGAGCCTCCCTAAATTTTTCAGATTCTTGTTGAGCAAAACCTTCTATTGATCTTGGTGATTTTTCTTCATCAATCGCGGCTTGCAAAATCATGACGATCTCGGAGTTAACAGAGCGACCATTTTTTGATGCTCTGACAGCAAGAGCCTCGCGTAAAGATTCAGGGATTCTTACCGTAGTTGGAGAAATTGACACACCTTTTGCCATATCACACCTTTGGTATTCAATTTGATATCAAAGTGTATGCAAAAAAATTTTGACTAGATATACTCACTTTGCTATCTTTTGTATTCGAAAAGAGTTGTTTGTGTGGAGGGTAACATGGAGAAAGAAATAAGTAAGATTTTGGTAAGGATGCCGCAGTCGTTAAAGGATGCTATCGGTAGCAGGGCAAAGGAAGAGTGCAGGTCGTTTAACTCAGAGGTTATCAAGCGCCTGATAGACAGCCTGAAGAGAGAGGGGGTAACGGTGTGATTCGCTTGGATGCAGTAGTCAAAGAGATTGCGATTACCATTTTAAGACCAAATTTTGTTCATGGCGAATCATTTGGCACGAACGAAAAATTGAGAAGAGAAAGAGTATTCAGTGGCAAGCGCACGTTTTCAGAAGTGATGCTTGATGCGGCAAAGAAATCAAAACAGTGAAGCCCCAACTGCGGGAACAGTCAGGGCTTCGGTATCAACAAATCGGATTAGGAAATATTGACATGAAAAGTATAGCAAAGGCACAAAACGATTTCACCATCTTCAAATTCGGCGACAGTGAAATCCGCGTCATCAACAAGTGCGGTGAGCCGTGGTTTGTAGCAAAAGATGTTTGTGATGCTTTAACCCTGACTAACTCACGCAAGGCGCTTACTGCACTTGATGACGATGAAAAGGGAGTAACTTTAAGTTACACCCTTGGTGGTGAGCAGAATCTAAGCATTGTGAGCGAATCAGGTATGTATACATTGGTTCTGCGCTGCCGCTATGCAGTCAATAAAGGTTCGGTCCCGCACAAATTCCGCAAGTGGGTAACAGCAGAAGTTCTGCCTTCAATTCGCAAACATGGCGAGTATGTAAAAGGAAAGAAAACCACTGTTGATGACAGGACTCCGCTTCGTGATGCTGTAAATATGCTAGTCAGCAAAAAGCATCTAATGTACCCAGAAGCTTATGCAATGATTCATCAGCGTTTCAATGTGGAAAGTATTGAAGAGCTTGATGCATCTCAGATACCGCAAGCCGTAGAGTACATCCACAGGGTAGTGCTTGAAGGTGAATTTATCGGCAAACAAGAGAAGAAAACCGACGAGCTTTCTGCAAAAGAAGCAAACAGCCTTGTATGGTTATGGGATTATGCCAACCGCTCACAGGCATTATTCCGCGAATTGTATCCGGCGCTAAAACAAATTCAATCGAACTATTCCGGCAGATGTCATGACTGCGGTTATGAGTTCTCCCGTATTATCGATATGGCGAGAGACGTTTTAATCAATCACACACGAGATGTTGATATCAATGAGCCAGACGGACCAACGAATCTTTCCGCATGGATGAGACTTAAGAATAAAGAATTACCTCCTTCAGTACATAACTACTGACAGATAACCAACGCAACGACCCAGCTTCGGCTGGGTTTTTTTATGCCCAAAATTCACCGTAGCCATGCTGCGGCGATTCCTTGTATCTGGAGCAAATTAAATGACAGATTCAATAAATGCCAATGTTGTAGTGAGCATGCCATCGCAACTCTTCACTATGGCTCGTTCTTTTAAAGCAGTTGCCAATGGCAAAATTTATATCGGTAAAATTGACACTGACCCGGTAAATCCTGAAAACCAGATTCAGGTTTATGTGGAGAACGAAGACGGTTCTCACGTTCCTGTTGCACAGCCAATCATCATTAACGCTGCTGGTTACCCTGTATATAATGGACAGATTTCCAAATTCGTAACTGTGCAAGGCCATTCTATGGCTGTTTATGATGCGTACGGTGTGCAGCAGTTCAAATTCCCAAATGTGCTGAAGTATGACCCTGATCAATTAAGAGAGGAATTATCTAGTAAAGGTGGTTTTAATTTAGTTGGTGAGTTGGGTGCTGTATCTGATTTTTATGGAATGGAATCTAATAATGGAGATAAGGTTTTACTAAAGTCATGGTATCGAGATGGAAGTGGTGGTGGTGGTATTTTTGAGTTTAATGACAGCATAATAAGGTCGAAGCATGACGGAGGGTGTATAATATCACCATCAGTTCCATATATTGGAGATGCATATGTATCAGACTATGTAAACGGAGTTGGAGATGAACATCCATCATCAAACGGTTGTTGGGTTAGAAGAGACATCAAAGAAATCACAGGTGAAATGTATGGTATGCATGGAAATCCTGATGATAACTTGGACTTATCACCAAATCTAAGGAAGGCCATTTCAGCCGCCGGAGTTCTTGGGCTTGGGGTCGTTTTACCAGGCAATATTATAAATTTAAAATCACCAGTATCAATACCAATACACCAGAGAGAAGGTGGAAAAGTAGCTTATATAAGAGGTGTTGACGAAAAGTTATCAATAGTAAATATACTAGCTTCAGAAACTTCGCAGAATAATTTCGGTATTTATCTTGATGGCTCTCTTTCAGTATTTTCATCATTCCCCATAGAAAACCTCACCATCAGATCTGTAGATTCAAGTGGCAATAGATCTGACTGGTCAGGATGTGGATTAAATATAAACAAATGCATCAGGCTTTCAATGAGGAATGTTCTGATAGATGGCTTTGAGATTGGGTGTAAACTGAAAGATTCATTATATCTTGAGTTTAACAATTGTAGATTTACTTATAACAAAACAGCAATACAAGGAAGACTTGGTGAAGTGTCAGGACCAAACTCAATAAGACTTTCACGCTGTGATTTTCAGTACAATGCTGAATTTTGTATAGAAAACCAACACGCACACGCTTGGAAAATTGACACTTGTACGTTTGAAGCAAATGGAGGGAAATCATATTCCAACGGGACTCCAATTGCATTTAATTCGTGCGTACAGTTTGCGTTGATTGGTGGTGCAGGTCGTGTCGCAGCAACAATTGATAATTGCTATTTCGAATCAAATACTGGTTCTGATGTGAGTTTTTACATAAACAGAAACTTAAATCAAATTATTAACATAAATAATTCAATATTTAACTATAATTTAGATTCCGTTAGCGCATCTAGAGTTATAGTACAATCAAATCAATCAGATCTCAGTTCTGGTGTTCAATGTTATTTGAATATGATGGGAAATGGTTTTCTTAACACTGGTGCTTCTGCTGAATCTGCATTTAAAGAAGTGCAATTTGCCGTCCCTTCATCTTTTGGCGTTAGCCATCTTGTTTTTACAGACTTTGGCAACCAAAATTCAATGAAATCACCATATTCTGGATTGGAAAAAGTTCAGAGAAATAGCCAAGGGCTGGTATCGGCAAGAGCAAATATTTCATCTACAGGTGCTTATTCATTAGCTCAGAACATATCAAATGTATCTAGACTGTCACCAGGAACATATAAGATAGATTTTACATTTAACGTTTCAACACTCGTTCCAAATATTACATTGTTTGGAGGATCTGGTAGATATTCAAGTTTCTCAAGGGATTCAGACTATTCAATTACGGTTAAGACATTTAATAATACAGGTGCCAATGTTGATTTGGATTTTATTATTACAGTAATGTAAAAACACACTCTTATAGCGCTAGTGTAATTTATATGCTTGGCAATAGAAGATCTCACCTTCTACCAAAGCATCAATTACAAATGTGTTGATGTCTTTATTAAGACAAAATTGAGACACACAAAGCTTTGTACTGGACTGCAAGGCTTTGTGCTATTCGATAGTTATTAATGTCGCTCACTCCGCCTTTTCATCAATCCAATCCGCCCACCACTGCATCATTTCTCTGCGCTTATCGAGATACTGAGCATGGTTGTAAACCCCGCGCACAGATCCGCCATTGGCATGTGCCAGTTGCACTTCAATAGCGTCAGCAGGCCATTCGTGCTCGTTCATAATCGTGCTGAATTCATGCCTGAATCCGTGACCGCTTTCCAGCCCCTCATAGCCGATTTGTTTGATCACAAGTAGCACCGCGTTCTCGCAGATTGGCTTCTTCTTATCGTTGCGTCCGGCAAAAACAAACTCTGATACCGGTTTAGTGATTGAGCTTAGCGTAGTGAGAAGTTCAATAACCTGGTCCGACATAGGAACCACATGAATCTTGCGTCCTTTCATCACACTGGCGTCGATGGTGATAATCCTGTTTTCAAAATCGACGTTCTTCCATAGCATGGAACGAAGCTCTTTCGTTCTTATGGCTGTGTAGCGTAAAATTTTGGTCGCAATGAGCGATACGATACTTCCTGAAAATGTTGCCAGTGCTTTGTTGAATGCCGGGATCTGGTCTGCAGGAAGAAACGGGAAGTTCTTCTTGCGGTATCCCTTCATGGCGTCAGCAAGGTCAGGTGCCGGGTTATATTTAGCCCTTCCGGTGACAATAGCGTAACGGAAAACCTCGCCGCATCTTCTGCGTGCTTTGTTGGCTCGTTCCATTGCACCGCGATCTTCAAACCTGCGGATTACTTCCAGCAGTTGCATCGGCTCAATATCCTGAATTTCAAGGCCGCCAATGATAGGTAAAATGTCGTCGTCAAACATTTTGGCAAGTTCAGTTGCATACCCTACTGACCATACTTGCTTCTTGTGCTCGTACCATTCCTTGTAAATCGCACTAAATGAATTGTTGTTAGACGAAGCCTTTTTCGCCTTTACCGGATCGATGCCAACCGAGATGTCTTTCCTCGCAGTCCATGCCTTATCCCTTGCTTCCTGCAAAGTCATAAGCGGATATTTTCCGACGGTCAGGATTTTCTCCTTACCGTCAATCTTGTAGCGAAGCTGCCATACCTTTTTCCCTGACACAGGGACATAAAGGTACAGGCCATTACCATCGAGAAGGCGGTATGGTTTTTCTTTCGGCTTTGCTGCTTCAATCTGCTTAACGGTGAGCATGGGTAAAAATCCGGTGGGTAAAATTATTTTATCCACTTTTTACCCGTCATGGAGTGCGGCTGTCAACGATCTGAAGCGAACCATGACGAACTGTGAATCTACGGAAGGCTTGATATTCAGGGGATTTTGCGGACTGGTACGGATGGGAGCGAACTGATAAATGGTGTCCCCTGCAGGAATCGAACCTGCAATTAGCCCTTAGGAGGGGCTCGTTATATCCATTTAACTAAGAGGACAATGCGGCACGAGTATACCCGCTAATGGAGTGCGGGGTAAGTACGCTGCCGCTCGATTGCTTAAACCCTCGCCATTTATGCCGGGTTTTTATCATTTTTCTTAATGTTTTCCGCACGTTCTGCTTTTTGGCGTGCTTCTGCTTTACGCTTGTTGCTCATGTCGTTACGAATCTGTGCATGACTCATTAACGCGAAGATAAAGGTGCCGCCGCAGATGTTCCCCGCTAAAGTAGGTAGTGCGAAGGGCCAGATGAAATCGCTCCAGTGCAGCGTACCGTTAAACACCAGATAGAGGATTTCAACAGAACCGACAACGATGTGGGTGGTGTCACCCAGGGCAATAAGCCAGGTCATCAATATAATCACCACAATCTTTGCCGCACCCGCTGCAGGAAACATCCATACCATAGTGGCGATCAGCCAGCCGGAAATGATCGCGTTGGCAAACATCTCGCTGGGGGTGTTTTTCATCACATCCATGCCGATTTTGACAAATGCATCGCGAGTTTCTTCATTGAAGATAGGCATATATTCAAATGCCCACGCAGCAATACCAGTCCCGAGAATATTACCCAGCAGCACGACTCCCCATAACCGCATAAGTAAGCCAACGTTGCTCATTGTCGGTTTTTGCATGACGGGTAGTACCGCAGTCACGGTGTTTTCGGTAAATAATTGCTGGCGGGCCATTATGACGATAATAAAACCAAAGGTATAACCGAGATTCTCCAGCAAGAAGCTGCCCGGCACGCCTTCCAGTTCGACATGAAATATCCCTTTTGCCAGTAGCGAAGCGCCCATCGACAGACCCGCCGCAATGGCTGACCACAGTAGCGCCATTGCGTCGCGTTCCAGCTCTTTTTCACCATCCTGGCGGATATGCTCATGAATTGCCATCGCCCGGGAGGGGAGTCGGTCTTCATCTATTTCTATTTTTTTGCCGCGCTCTTTTTCTTCGCTCTCAACTTCAATTTCGTCGCTGTGTTGATCAATTTTGTCGTTGTCCAT